CGCTGGTGCCGGCTCCGGTCTCCCAGCGCGTGTGGGCCTGGAAGATGTAGTATTGGTCGCCCTCCTCATCGGTGATGACGTCGCCGGCCAGGCGGCCGTTGGCGATGTTGCAGCCGAACGCGTCCGGCATGAAGCCCATCGGGCCGTAGGTGTCCTCGGTCGTGCTGTCGTAGTAGCGCACTGCGATCGGCCACATGCGCTGCTCACCGCCCAGGTCAGTGCCGCTGGTGCGGCTGCCGAGGCTGGCGAATGCACCGGCGCGCAGGCCATCGATGAACATCACACGGTCGGTGTCGGTCGACACGCCGTCGTTGCTCTGACGGTCCTTGCCGAAGTCAGTCTGAGGGCTGCTGTGGCTGCCGCCGCACGAAACTGCCCACTGGCCGTTGGCGGGCTGGTTGGGCAGGCCCTCGCAGTGGATTGTGGCCGCCAGCAGCTCGGCGCCGTTTGCCGGGCCGCCGTTCTGCGCCGTGTCGTTGATGAACCCGTCCAACAGGAAGGACACACCGTCGACCATGATCGTGCCGTTGGTGATGTTGCCCAGGTAGTTGCGCTGGCCGTAGACGAACTCGCCACCGGTCCAGTCGCCGCGCTTGTCGAGGATGCCGAAGCCGAAGTGGCAGTAGACTCCTTCGGCAGTTTCCACCACGACGTAGGTGTAGTCGTCAGTGTTCTCCGGCGAGAATGCCCAGTATTGGATAGGCGTGCTGCCGATGATCACATGCCGCTCGCCGATGATGCTGGCCTCTGCCTTGCCGGCGTAGCCGTTGCCAGAGTCGTTGTCTTGCTCCCACGGCCTGACGGTGTTGTCGTAGACCTGGTCGACGTATTGGTAGATCGCGAGGCTGTTCGGTGTGACGTTCGCGTCCCAGCTCGTGGCGAACCGCAGGTTCGTCCCTGTGCGCAGCATGGCCCACTCGCCACCCGTGACCGCTGTGGTCGTGGTGTCGAGGTGCTCCGCCGTCCACCCGATCGTCTGGAAGTAGGTGTCGAGCTTGGTGATCAGGTCCGTGAAGCTGGAGACGGTCTCGTTCTGGACAGCCATCAGTCCTCCCGCATAAGCATGAACTGGTAGCGGCGCGCCGACAGGCTCTCCGTGTTGCACGGGAAGGCCCGGTAGCGGTCGCCGGCCGCGTTCTCGATGTAGTCCTCGGCCGTGAAGATCGTGCCGTCGGCCTTGGTGCCTCCGGTCCAGAAGCAGCCGTCCAGCTCGCCGATGATGTGTGTGTGGATGTCGTCCGTGCCGGCGCTGTCGCCGCGGCTGATGATGGTCAACTCGTGCAGCACGAACTCGTCGTTCGTCCCTGGCGCCGGGTAGTGCCAGTCAGACAGGTTCGCGCGGACGCACGAGGAGATGACGCCGTCGTTCGTGAGGCGGCGGAAGTTCTCGTCGGTGACGATCTGGTTGGCGCCGTCGGTGTTGTCCGAGATCGCGCCGCGTGGCCACATGACGTGCTGCTGCGAGATCGACGTGTTGACGCCGTTCTCGACGGACTGCCAGGTCAGGTCGGTCTTGCGCAGGAAGTAGACCGGGCCGCTGCCGGCCGCAGGCTGCCAGCACTCGGCGAGGCCGGTGTGGTCCAGGTTCGACGTGCGCTGGTTCCAGTTGTAGGACGACCCGCCCACGACCATCGGGTAGGGGCTGGTCGTGGCAGTGCCGTATTGGTTGGCAAGGCCCACGTAGAACGTGTGGTAGTTGTCGGACTCGCCGGAGATGTTGCCGCGGATGCAGCCATACACGCGACGGCCGGTGGCGCTGATCCACCAGGAGTTGCCCTCGGCCACCTCGTCAGTCACCAGGATCTGGGCGCCGCTCGTCGTGCCCAGGGTCCAGGCCAGCGGGCCGATGTTCGGCTGGGCTGTGAGCGCCAGGCCTGAGTTGAAAGCGGTCATGCCGTAGGCGGCAATGCACCAGCGATCCTCAGCGCCGGACGAGCCCTGGACGGTTTGGAAGCCGATGATCGGCGCGTCGCCGGTCGACACCGTGCCCAGGAGGACGACCTCCTTCTCCAGGTCGTCGCCGGCCGTGCCGGCCGTGCTCTCGTTCTTGTTGTAGAGCGTGGACCAGCCGGTCGCCGTCAGGGTCAGGTCGAACGTCGCGTTGATACCTGAACCCGTAGTTGAGGTTTGTGCGATTGCCGACGTGCCGATGATGCTCTGCATCGTCAGGTCCAGCGTGCAGCCAGAGCCGGCCGCCCCGTCGGGCCCGATGTTCAGGGTCGCTGCGGCCGTGGTCGTCGGCGTCGTGGAGTAGGCCCCGCCGTCCTCGAACAGCGTGACCGTGGCCACGGCCGATCCGGACAGCGTCGCGACCTTGAACTTCGCCTTGCACGTGCTGGCGCCTGCACCGTCCTGGACTTCCAGCACGTCGCCCACTGCGTAGCCGGTGCCGCCAGCATTGACGACAGCCGACGCACATCGCTCGGCGAAGGCACCGCCCGTGTTGATGCGGACGGCAGTGATCACGCCGGCGGACACGGCGGTTACCTCAAGCCGAAGCGGGTGGTAGCCGGATGCGTGGGAGATCGTGATTACGTCGCCCACGGAGTGTCCTGTGCCGCCAGCGTTGACCGCCACTGCGGACACGTGCTTGCTGGTCATGACCGCCACCCACGAGGTGAGGGCTTCGCGATAGGTCAGGGTGCCGTTGCAGGTCTCAGTTTGCCACGTCATGTTCGTTCTCCAAAGGAAGACACAGCCAGCCGCGCGCACGCTGCACCACCAAACGCGGTTGCGGCTGACTCTGCCATTTACTGTAGCCCTCGCTTGACGAGGTCGCGGTTGCGGGTGATGGCGTTGACGAGTTGCTTGTCGTAGTCGCCGTTGTCCAGCGCCGCAGGGATTTCGTTGGGGTCGGTCACGTTCGTGACCTGGATGTTCACTTCCGGCGGAGGCGGGGTGGGTGCGGTCATCACTGCCGAGTTCGGCATGACGGTGCCGGCCTGCTTCGGGACGATGATCTCTGGGCCCTCTTCGCCCACGAGGTATGGTCTGCCCTTCTCGACTGGGCCACCCTCTGCGCGGGCCTGTGTCTGCTGTGACTTGTCCAGCGCCGCTCCAGCAGCACTGCCGACTGTGGCGCCGATCTGTCCGCCGACGCCGCCCAGAGCGGACAGGGCCTTCACGACGAGCAGCCGGATGATGATCTTGGCGATGTCCTTCAACAGGGCGGACGCGAACTCGCGGAACTTGAACTTGCCTGTGTCGACGAACTCGTTGATGGCCCTGGTGGCGTGCTCGGCGAACAGTTCGACGATCTCCTCGCCCACGGCGGCGAAGTCGTTCGCCTCGTCGTGCATCTTGTCGAATGCGTTCTGGAAGCCATCGCTCAGCTTGGTGGCGGCCTTCTGCCCAACCGGGCCGGCCTCGCGGACGAGTCGGTTGAACTCGCGCTGGTCTATGATCCTTGCCTTCAGTTTGATGCCGAGGTCTTCCAGCTCTTCCGCGTAGACCTGCTCGGTGCTCTTGCCAAGCACGTCCTCGATCGCCTTGTTCATGACATCGGCGCTGACTCCGGCGGCCTTGGCGGCAATCGTGATGCGATCGATTTTTTCCTTGAGCGTGTCGGCGCCCTCGACCCCAGCGAGAAGCGCCCCCTTGAGCTTGCCGGCCAGTGCGGCCTTCGCGCGCTCTCCGCCGATCTCGGCGGACGCGGCGATGCGCTCCAGCGACTGGATCAGGACCTGCGCTCCCTGCTCGAACTCGGCAGTCGGCAGGATATCCTTGGTCTCCTGGTCGAACAGGCGCTGCCGCGCGGCGCGGATCTTGTCGATCAGCTCTGGATGTGTCTTCTCGATCTGGGCCAGAAGCTCAAGCTGCCGCTTGCGCTCGTCTTCCTTCCTGGTGAGGCCATCGAGTGTCTCGCGCAGCTCGCGCATGGAGCGGACGCGCTTCAGGTCGGCGAGGATCTGCTTCTTGCGCGCGTCGCTCAGGGCCGACCCGCCCTCCTTTTCGATCTTGGCTATGACCTTGGCCTGTTGGATCAGTAGCTCGCGCTTGCGCTCGTGCTTGCCGAACAGGATGATCTGCTTGTTCAGTGCGCTGAGCCCTTCCTCGTAGGCCTTGGTCAGCTTCTTCTCTGCGTTGCTGGCAGCAGTGGACCCATCCTTGAGCCCACGGATCTTCTCGCTCAGGTCGAACACGGCGAGGTCGAGCTTCTCGAACGCCTTGCGCATCGAGTCCGACTGCTTCGCGCCCTGCGCGATGCTGACACGCCACGCCTGGAGGCGAGTGTTCATGCGCTCGAAGTTGGCTTCGAGCTTCTCCAGCTCGGTCATCCTCTCTACACGCTCCTCCAGTGCATCGAGCGCGCTGGTGGACTTGGTCAGCCACGACGTAAGCTCGGCGAGGCCCACTGACAGGACGCCCACGGCGGCCGCGCCGCCCTTGGCGCTCAGGAGCGCTCCCCTCATCTTGACGCCGAAGCCTGCCACGGAGACGCCGGCCAGTGCAGCCTGGATCTTGATCGCTACGAACCCGGCCGCGATCGCGGTCAGGACCTTGATGATTGTGCGCAGGTTCTGTGCGACGAACTGGACTCCCCTGGCGAACCCAGAGAAGATCCCGGAGCCCTCGTTCACCTCACCCAGCAACTTGATGATCTGGTTGGTGAGCTGAGTGAACGCCTGTGAGATCGTCGGGATTGTCGTTGCGAAGTCCTTGTCGATCTGATCTGCGGCCTTGGCCATCGCGTCGATGATGATGTCGGCGCTGATCTTGCCGGCCTCGCCCATCTTGCGCAGCTCGCCGCGAGTGATGCCCATGGCTGTGGAGATCGCGTCCGACACCTTGGGCAACTGCTCCAACACGGAACGCAGCTCGTCGCCGCGCAGCGCGCCGGACGCCAAGCCCTGCGACAACTGGATGATGCCGTTGCGGGCCTCCTTCGCGGTCGTGCCGGACAGGATGACAGCCTTGTTCAGCGTGCGGGTGAAGTTGATCACCTCGCGCTGTGAGCGGCCCAGGTTCTTCGTCGCGATGCTGACGCGAGTGAACAGCTCGGCCGTGCCCTCGTAGGACGAACGGGTCTCGTCCGCGACCTGGAACAGCTCCTCGGTGACGGCCTTCAGGTCGGCCGTGCCTTTGGTCACGATTCGCAGCCTGTTCTGTAAGTTCACGTAGCTGTCGGCCAGCTCGGCCACCTTCTTGATGGCGAAGCCGAGACCGATCGTGCCGAACGTCTGGCCCAGGACTGTGCGGAGCTGCGAGGCGATGCGGCTGGTCTTCTGTAGCTCCGACTGGGCACGCTTGATGCCGTTCAGCCGCACGCGGCGGCCGATGCGCTCCACGACCTTCTGGGTCTTGGCGGCCGTCTTCTGCATCTGCTCAAGGCCAGTCTTGACGGCCTTGCTTCCGCCAGTTTCTTTGATCTTGACGTCGATGTTGAAGACAACCATGGCTTACCTGATCTTGGTCTTTCCGGAGTTACGCTTGGCCTCGCGCTCTGCGCGAGCTACTTCGAGCTTCTGCTTCTGGTGCTGGTCTTGCATGTAGGCGACGTCCAGCCTGTAGATGACAGTCTCGAACACCTCCAGCATGTCGGGCTCCAGCCCGTGGCGAATGCCGTAGTCGGTGACCTTCGACATTGGGATGGGGCCGATGGCTCCCTGGCCGATGCAGCGCTCGGTCGAGAGCCTGTGGAATGCGGTGATGTAGAAGTTGTCGCCCGGCCCAAGCTCTGGTTCGTCGAGATACCAGTCTGGTCCTTCGCGCCCAGTCGCAGCGAGATACTGGCCGGACTCGATGTATTCGCCCTCGACCGCGTATCTCAGCTCCCAGAGGAGCCGGGGGATTATTTTCCCGCCAGCTCGTCTCCGTCGGGCGCCGGCGTCTCGAAGAACTCTTCGTCGTCGTTCGCCACATCGCGGATGCGGTCGAAGAGGATCGGTGCGTTCTCCGCCAGGTCCAGCATCAGCTCCAGGCAGTTGGCCTCGTCGAACTCGACCGGCTCGCCCTCGTCGTCCAGCAGGTCGGACCAGCCGGTCACGACGTGCTTGGCGAACAGCTTGGCGTTCTTCAGCCGATCGCTGTTGATCTCGGCCACGGTGACGTCCTTCTTGCCCTTCCTGCGAAGCTCGTTGCCGCCGATGCGGAGGACCTCGTTGAAGTAGGCCTTGTTCGCCGGCCCGGCAGACAGGACCTGGAGAGTCGGGACACCCTCCTGGTCCGGGAATTGTAGTTCGGGGAGTTCGACCGGAACGGTCCGGCAGACGATGTTGAACTGCTTCGTGCGCTTTGAGAACTTGCCCATGGTGCTGGCCCTCCTTGGGCCTACGTGCGGTCCTCAGGGACCTTGGCGAAGAGGCTGATGCCGATCGACACGTCCGGGATCGTCCCGGTCGGGTCGTTGAAGGCAATGCCGGTGATGTTGACGAGGATGCTCGCGTCCACGGGGAACTCGCGAGAGCCGTCGCCGAAGGTTAGGCTCGGGATGTCGACGACCATTGCGCCGTCGCTGTTCTTCAGGATCATAGCGAACGTGACGGTCGTGTTGTTCTTGACCGCGTTCACGATGGCCTTGTTCGTGAACAACATCTGCCCCTCCAAGTTCACCTCGAAGAGGCCGCTGTTCATGAACGAGGCGCCCAGAGTGCCGAGGCAGTTCTCCGGGCTGACGTTGTTGTTCAGCGTCAGGGTGAGGCTCTTGAAGCAGACGTCGGAGGCGCTGGAGACCACGTCGGTCGTGATCGCGGCGATACCGGACGCCGTATTGAACGCCTCGGTCCGCAGCGGGCTGACGGCCGTGCTCGGGCCGGTCGCGCGTGAGCCGGTGATGTCCTCGGTCGTCGTGCCGATGAAGCCCCACGTAGCGATGGACTTCTCGTTCAGCGGAACCTGGATCGCCCACTCGTTGCAGAAGTTGCCGACGGAGTATTCGTATTCGTCGGTGCCCACGCCGCCGAGGTCCGTGTAGAGGCCCTCGAAGGAGTAGCTGCGCTCCAGGTATTCGCTGTCGTCGCTGTCCGCGGTCGTCGCCACGTTGCGCAGGAACCGGCCGAACAGGATGTCAACCAGCGTCGCGTTCGAGGCGTCGGTCGTGTCGAGGTTGACGTCGAGCTTGTCGAGGTTCAGCGTCGCGCCCGAGATTGAGGTGATACGAGCGTAGCCGTAGACGTCGTTGCCAGAGCCGTCGTCGAACATGTTCTGGCGCGAGCCGGAGTCGTCGTCCGAGCCGACGTGGATGTATTGGCCCGCGAAGAGGCCGAAGGCGCTCCAGTCGGAGATGTCGGCCGCGGAGACGATCGTCGCCGTGCTGCCGGACTTCGTGAAGGCGAGGTCACCGATCGCGCAGCGCACGCCGGCCACCTGAAGTGACGCGTTCGTGGACGGGGTCTCCGCCACCAGCGTGCTGTCGGTCGTCAGGGTCGTGTCCGTCGGGGCCGGGTCCACCGTGATCTGGTGCAGGCCGTTGTTGGCGCTGTTCGTGTAGCCCTTGCCGTAGACCAGCGGCCACGGTCCGGCGGCTGCGAACGTCAGCTTGCCGCCGAGCAGCGTGCTGATGCTGTCGACAGTCCAGGTCGTCGCAGAGGCCACCGGCGGCGGGACGGTGCCCGAGCTGGCCTTCAGGTCGAACTCCTTGTTCGCGAACTCGGCGAAGACGAAGCCCTCCATGAAGTCGGTCGCGGCGTCCATCGTGAGGTCGGCCTCGTATTCGACGGACGACTCCAGGTTGACGACGGTGCCCTTCTTGCGGCCGCGCTCCGGGGAGATGGGGCGCCGCTCGACGGTCGTGATCGTCGCGCCGAAGGCCGACGGGTTGTTGGGCTCCAACACGCGCCACCCAGAGGTGGGCTTGGTGCCAAGCGAAGACTCGATGCCGTATCGGAGTCCAAAGTTGTTCGTGCCTGATCTTGCCATGGTGTAGGTCTCCTAACGGGTCTCTTGGTATTCGAAGCCGGTCTCAGCCACCATCACGTAGTAGCCGTCGAGCAACCCGACCTCTCTGATGTTCGTGGTGAGGGTGTTGACCGTCGTGCCAAGCAACGACTTGCCCTCCAAGAGGGTGCGTGCTTCGTGTGCGATGGTTTCGGCGTCGTCCGTGCCGCCTGAATCTTGTGGGATGAAGATCTGGACAAAGACGCTGCCCAGTCTGTCGAACTTGCGCTGGCCAACCCCGCCGAGCGAGCCTTGGCCACCGTCGAAATGTCGAACGGACACGCGGACCCACGGAGTGTCCGACGGTCCCTTGTATTGCTCGTTCTCCAGCGTGACCTGCGTGGAGGCGAGGACAGTGTTGTCCA